ATTTGAAATAAATTTGTTTATTCAATTATATAACGTAATTACTCAACGTTTTTATTTAGCTTTAATTTTAACAGTCTTTCTCTTATTGCTTTTCTTTCTTTACCCTTTGGTAATTTGTCTAATAGTTGTTGTAGCTTTTGTATTAGTTTCTTGCTCATATTAAAATAGTGTGTTTAACCTTTTTTTTGCTATATCGCAATATTCAGAAGATATTTCACTTCCAATGTAATTTCTGTTTAAAGATTTACAAACTTTTGCAGTAGTTCCGCTTCCCATAAACGGGTCATAAATTAAGTCATTTTCATTACTCCAACTAATTATATGGTCTTTTGCTAATTGTTCTGGAAATGGTGCTGGATGTTTAAAAGATTTATCTTTTGCACTTAAATACTCCCATACGTTTTCTTTTTGCTTAAATTCATTTATTGTTTTTTTATCTACTGAAACAAGACCGCTACTATTTGTTTTATGAAATGTAGGTTTTCCCCAAGTTTCAGTTCCAGCATAAATACAAGGTACTTTAATTGGGTTAAATGTTTTTAATTTACCCTTAACAAATACAAACATATATTCAAATGCTTGTTCATACCTTTTATGGGTTAATGGCACTATTCTTTTCTTTTTATATATCATAGTATCGTGTAATTTAAAACCACATTCTATAAGAAATAATGCTTGTTTAAAACTGCTTCCACTTTCACTACCATTTTTAGTTCCATCACCAACAACCCAAACAATAACACCACCATCTTTAGTTACTCTGTATAATTCTTTTGCAATATCTTCAAAAGGAAATGAAAACCCGTTATAAGTTCTTAAATCATCATAAGGTGGTGATGTAACAGTTAAGTCTATAAAGTTATTTGGCATATTCGCCATAGTATCTAAATTACTTTCATTGTGTATTTTGTTAATCATAGCTTCTCTATTTCGTTTAGTACTTCTTGATAGTATTCTATGTTGTTAGATGGTTTTAGTATTTCGTTTTCAAGTATAATACTTATATGTAGTTTAGCACATTTCTTTGCTTCTGTGCTTGTTGTTGTTTCTACATAAAATGCTTTTACTAACTGGTATGCTTTCTCTTTTGGTGTTTGCATAAATAGCCATTCTTTTTTTATCACGTTGCACAGTTTATTATTTCGTACTCACTATTGTTTTGCTTCCATTCAAAAGACTTTAATACTAAAGCTGCACGTTCATCATACATAGTTTTTTGTTCTTCTTCTAATGCTCTGTATTTCATTTCATTTGGTGTGTAACCATTTGAATATTGTTTATCGTAGTTGCTTAACTTTTCTATTGCTTTGAAATAATCTTTTTCTAATGTTGCATACTTTTTTTGTATTACTTCTAACTTTGAAATCTGGCTGTACTCTATTTGTGATTTAACTATAAAGTTGCTTTCTAATTTATCATAATAATCAAATCTATCTTTTTTGTACAATGGGTACATTTTGTTTGCGTGTATTGCCGTTGCGTGGTCAAATGATTTGCCTTTTGATTTTATAAAGTCAGATATACTTACCCACCTCATATCAAGTTTGTTTCTTAATATATGACAAAGCAATGCTCTATGCTCAACATATTCAGTTTGCCTTGTTTGTTTGTATATATCTATGCCAGTTAAAGTAATAAGTAATTCACTTACTTGTTCTGGTGTTTCTAATATTGTTGGTATTGTGTTGTAATTCATTTGCTTTGTAGTTTTTGTATGTATAAAGCTGCATCCATTAGTTCTTCTTTTAGGTGCTGCAAGAAATCATCTTTGTTATTGTCTTGTAGTGTTGTTTTGTATTTGTCTATACCTACACAACTTCTTATATCAAATTCTCTTTTTAAATCTTCTACTATTTTATCTTTCATTGTGTTCTTAATTTTAATAGGTGGTAGCACTCTGTGTATTTTTGTCTGGCTTTACCTTTGTATTCTTGTTTAAATAATTCGTATAGTTTTCTTGTGTATTGGTATTTTGTTTCACAATCTTTTAAATACTTACCAGCAAACACCCTACCCTTACCCCTAAAATATTGCACATTGTCTGCACTATCCCCAATTATAAATTGCTCATAAAAATTAAACATAGCTTCTTCTTCTGATATGTCTAATATTACTTTATGCTTATAGTGATAGTTGTACATCAAGCAAGGAAACTGTTTGTAGTCTTTATCTATACTCACAATCATTACTTCATCTCTGCCAATATCATCACTAATTTGCTTCCAGTACCTAGCAACCATATCATCTGTTTCAATACCGTAACCCCAAATGCTATCATAATGGTCTTTTACAAATTGGTGCATCTCATCTAATAGTGGTGGCAGTTCTTGTTTCTTTCTGTTGGCTTTGTACTTTGGTGTGATTAGTTTTCTAAAGTTACCCTTTGATCCACTAAAAGTTAAAATTTTATCTATAGGGTATTTATCTTCTAGGTGATTAACAATAGACATAAATTGCTCATCAAACTTTGCTCTACTATCTTCTATGTTTGTGTAGTATAGTTCGTCATCTGGTGTTTCTCTTTTACGATAGCAACTTGCAAAAATTAAACTATCTGCATCTACTAATAAAATCATAATGCTTTTTTAATCATTTCAAGGTGCATTTCTTGCATCTTCTTTTGTTCTTTAGTTACCATACTTATAATTGATGGTAAGTCTCTAAAAAGCTGGTCTACTTCCATCACAAGGGTTTTTTCATCATCGTAACCAAAATACAACTCACCATCTGAACAATGCAATGTATCTGTTTCACCTATGTAAGTATGTGATTGTGCTTCTTCTAATTGTGCTTCTAAAATCTTAATTCTTGTTTCTAATTTTTCTATTCTGTTATCTTGTCCCATTTGTCTATTGTTATGTTTAGTTTTAAATAATTTTTATTCTTTGTTTCTTTTACTTGGTAGTTAATATGTACATCAGTTATCTCACTATCTTGTTCAGTATGATATTCTATTTGCTTTCTTAACTTTTCCCAAGCTGCTTTGTTTACTTCCATCAATCGTTGTTATAGTGTTTTAAGTATGGTTGCTCTTTTAGTAAACATTGTTTTTTAGTTCTTTTATGTATAAACTTTAAATATCTAAATTGCCGTAATTCAACCTTTGTAAGCTTATTCTTATTTTTTACTTGTGTACCAGCTTTTTCTCTTTTTGCAGTAACTTGTATGTTGTGGTAAAATTTTTCTCCATCAGTATAAAATATAGACAAATGCTCCCCATAATATGTAAAGCTACAAGCTTGATAAACAATACCTAATCCTCCACATCTTTCATCTGCAAAGCTTTGTACCCACTTTATTTTAGGGTAATTACCTTTTAAATATTTAATACTATAAGATACCGCTTTGCTTTCACTATTTCTTTTAGCTTTATCATCTAACCACATACGGTTTAACTCACAAGCCTCACCGTTGTTAGTTCCTTTAACAATGTTCTCAACACTATTATTATTTAAAAGATGACCGTATTGTAAAACACCTAACATATTTTCATTTATAAAAACTCCTAAATGTATATAACTATTATTAAAATATTTTTTGCTATAGTGATTTTTCTTTATTATATCATTAGCTATATCTTTGTCAATTTGCTTTACATAGAAACTTTTATCCCCATACCCTATAATATCTTTGTGCCCAAACATAGGTATCTGGGCACTATAAATATATCCTTTCATTACACTAATTCTTTTACATATGTTGAAAAGGTTTGCTCAACCGCATCTTTAGTAAACGAACAACTTTGTGTTGAGTTAAAATGGTATGTTGTAAAGTCAATTAACATATCTAATATTTCTTTATTAGTCTTTTCAAGAATATTGTTTGATCGTAATTTAGTCATAACTGGTATAATACTACCACCGTTTAATTTCATTGCTTTACCATTTTTTTCTAAATGCTTTATTAGCTTTCCATTCTTTAAATAGTTTTCACCTAAATACTCAACCAAGTTTAAAGTTCTATCAAATTCTTTTGTTAATTTAGCAGAGCCATTTTTAATGTTCTTTGCTTCACCTAAAAATATTTTTATTAAAGCTGGTATTGTAAATAGTTTACTATGTACATCATTAGCTTCTTTTAAATTTTTTGGGCTTTGTAAAACATCACGTAAAAACTTTTTATAAGCCTTGTGGTTTGAACCAGCATAGCTAACTATGTAGTCAATTTGCTTTAGTACTTTACCCCTTGTGTTAAATGATATAAAAGACTTTCTTGCATCTTCTTGATCTTTTACATAAATCTCTTTAACACTTATTTTTTTAAGGTTTAAAACGTCTAACATCGCAGATTTTAAATGTGCCCCATCGGTTAATATTTTAGTACCATCTTTTGTAACACTAATTAATACATCACGCATTTGACCTTGTGTTGAAACCGCTTCTGCTAAATCTTTAACATTGTTTTCATTTCTCCACCTTTGCCAAGATGGTATAATTACATTGTTAAAATCTTTTTTTGTGTAAACTTTGTTTTTAATTGTTTTCATTTTTATTCTGTTTTTAAATTAATAATATTCAAATATAACATTATTTACTTTATAAACAAAACATTTAACAACTAATTTGGTTCTATATTTATATTTATTCTAACCGCTTGGTTTTCTTTAAGCAAGTACACATCTTTTAAAAGTCTTTTCTTTGTCCACATTGTAGTATCTGGGCAGTACTTTTTTACTGGTGTTGGCATCTCTAGTGTGTTGAGGTAATACATAAAGTTTCCTTTAGGATCATTCACAAAGAATATCTTTACAACATCTAAAGCCATTAGAGCATCATACTTTTCTTTTTCAAGCATTTTATCTTCATAGTACTTGTTTCTAAATTTCATCTCTATAACGCAATCTACACCTTTTGGTGTTTTACCTTTTGCATCATATCTTGAATAGCCATCACCACAATGTTCTAACTCCCACCCATCAAGGTTAAGTAAAAAAACTACTGCCTTTTCCCATTCGTGAATTTTTTTAATTCCCATTGTTCCAAATTATATTAAGCTGCTTTATCCACAACTTTATTTTCTTCGGATTGCAAGTGCAAGGTTTATGGTATTTATGATTGTAGTACTTTGCGTGTAACTGGCATATTAATTCAAACTCATTAGGTTGTAATGTGTTCTTTGGTTCTGATCTGAAATCACTCCAGCTTTTAAAATCTTCTTTAGTAAATTTTACCATCTATCTATTTTTATTTCGTTTAACTTTTTTCTTCTGTTGTTGCAATCACATTTAGTACCTCTTAACTTGTGGTATTTATCTACTAGGTATTTAATACCAGTATATTTTGTGATGTAATAAATAATGTTACCTAGTTTCATAATAGTTTCTTTAGTTTGCTTTTTACTTTGTTGTATGTGTTGTAAAGTGAATAGTAATGTATTAAACTTTTGCGTGAAAATTCTGCAATGCTTTCACCCTCATTTATTATTTCAAATACTTTTCTATCATACCAAAACATCTTTGATAGTTCTTCTTGTATTTTATCATATGGTTCTTGATAGTTTACATCTGATGTGGTTAGGTGTATGTCATCCATAGAAACCATTGTAATGTTTTTACCTTTTCTTTTTAAATCGTAAAACAATGTTCTTAAAGTCTTAAAAATATAGTAGTAGTTTATTTCTTCTTCATTGTACATTATATCTAAACCTTTTTCAAGTTTCAGTTGTATCTTATAATACATTTCTTGTACAATATCTTCAGCGGTTTCTTGTTTACAACCAAAGGATAAAACTATTTCTACCCACTCTTTATGCTTTGCAGCAACTATTATCATTGTTTTTTGTACCATATCATTTTAACGGATCATATAAATCATTTACTATTGTTGGCAATCCTTTTTCGTTTACTTCAAAGCTAAATGTTTCAAAAGAGTAACCCCTACTTCTACCACACTTAACCGTTGTCCAATCTTTGTTTACTGTGTTTGCTTCCAAACTTATTACTGTTTCTGCTTTCTTTTCTAATGCAGAACCTAAATGCCCAGTTCCGAGTTTAGCACTACCAAAGTTTTGATGTATCACACAAATGATATGTACGTTTTGTTGTTGGCTAATTCTCATTAATGCACTTACTAACTCATTACTTTGTTCTATGTTGTTTACATCTGCACACAAATCAGCCACACCATCTAGGATCACAAGAGATGGTTCTTTTATGTTCTCCTTTAAGTAGTGTTCAATAAACTGTAAACGTTCTTTATAACCTACTGTACGCAATGCAAACGTATGATATTTATCTTTAGGTATGTTGCTATCCATATCTAATGGTCTTTTAAATACTTTAGATGCGTGCCAGCTTCCTTGTTCTGTATCTATGTGAATTAAATCACCATCACCTCTAAAACCTTTTATTTGTCCACCATAAATATTTGAACCACTTAAAAAAGCTGATGCCAATAATGATACAAAAAATGTTTTTCTAGTTTTTGGTGGTGCAGTTATAACTGAAAGGTTACCAAAAGTTCCTAATGCTATTGGTATGATGCTATCACCTTTATCAGATCTTATAACCTTTTCACCATAGCTTAAACATACTGGTGGGTAATCTATTTTTTTTGTAATGTCTATATAACAAGTATCTGCTATAAATTCCATTAACATATTCTGTTCTGTTTCTTTTTCTGTCATTCGTTAAATATATAAAAAAAAGGTGCAAGTTAAAAACTCACACCCCTTTTAAAGTTAGGCTAATTAAAATGGTAAATCATCACTTGCTGGTTCTGCCACCGCTTGTGGTTGGTCATCTCTTTCTGCAACCGTTACACCATCTGGTGACATCCACACAACCTTACCGTTTCCGAGATAGGTTTTAGCAACCTTTGCTTCACGTTCTTCTTTGGTTTGGCTATCCATAAAAGCTACGTTGTTACCGTATCTGGTTTCATCTTGAACCGCTATGGTAAAATTGTAGTACACCGCACCATCTTTTCCTTTGATAAATTTTTCTTTAGGTAGTCTATCTACTCTAATACTTCCGTTGATAATTGCACTCATAATATATAGTTTAAATTTGGTATTGTCATTACACGCAATACCTCGTGTTTTTATTTTCTTTTAAAATCATCACTTTCATCTTCACCAAATACACCAAGTTCATAAAAGCCAGTTAGCTTTAAAACTGATCTTGACAATGCACGTTTTTCTGCCATTTCCATTACATACCAACTATTACAATTTCCGTCTTTATAACTTGCCCCTTTTAATGCACTACCAAATGTTTCTATTTGTACACCCTCTTTTTTTGCATATGCTTTTACAACTGCAAAGTTAGGTTCACACTTTACAACCTCATAACTAATAGCTATGTTTTCTTTTGCGGCAATGCGTTCTATACCAGCTCTGGTAATAATAACATAGTGCTGATGTTTGTATACGTCTGTTTTTCCTAGTTCGTACTTCTTGTACAAATCTAATAATTTTTCTCTATCCATTTTGTTTAAATATTTGTGATACTTCTATTTTTGCTTTTAGTTCTTCTATCTTATTACATAAGGCTTCTATCCTATATGTATACTCGTCAAATTTAGTCTGTGCAGTTTCTTGTGAAAAGTTAGTTTGCATTATCTTATGTTTATTAAAGTTGATTTTGCATCATCTAACCTTTTAGTTATTGATAAAACTGTTATTGCGTCTTGGTCTTGTTCTGCATTAAACAAAAGATATTCTAGGTGTTTAATTTCGTCTTTTAAATCGTGTTTCTGTGTTCTCATTCTGTTAAGTTTAAATTAATAATATTCAAATATAAACAAAATATTTAATAACAAAACTATAAAAGCAAAAAAAAGGCTTGACATAAAGCCAAACCCCTTTCCCTTAACAAAACAGAATAGTTAAAGATAGTCTTTTATAAACTATCTACCAACTCTTTATAGTGTTTTATCATATCTTGTAGTTCATCAGTAGAAAACTTTACAGTTTCTTTTGATTTTATATATAATTCTTCAGCAGTACCAGCACCATACTTTTGATCCAAGTACTTACCAAATAAGAATTGTTCACCAGCTTTAAACATATTACAACCCACGCATTGTACCGCTACATTCATTTCTAACCATCTAGTAGCATAGTGTTTTCTACTCTGAAAGTGACCGCATTGCATACCTTTTTTAAAGTGTGATACCTTACCACAAGTAAAGCAAGTTACATTTCCGTTATGGTCTGCATCTTTTAACCTTATGTACTGGCTAAATATAGCATCTAGCTTTTTTACTATTTTACTTCTTGATAATTTAGATGGCATTATCTATGGTTTCAATTATATGCCTAAGTTGGCTTCTTTCAAATTCACCTAGTGACTTATCATCTATAATTAATAGGTAATAATCTTTTCTAACCTCAATACATTTTGTGTTTTCCATCTTTTATTTGTTTTTTATTTTGACCTTAACAAGTGTTTATTATATTT